CAGCTCATGCATATCGTCGCCGGTCTCGAACCAGTCCCAGGCGGTCCGGATCTCCTCCTCACTTAGTACTCGCTCTCGGCCGTCGCCTTTCGGAGCCGGTGCCTTCATGCCAGTCATGGGAGAATATTCCATACCACCGTAACCCTGATTAGCGCCCCAGTTCAGGATGCCACGCATGGCCTCGAAGCAGTGATTAGCAGAGGACGGTGAGCCGCGTTTTAAAATGGGTCGTGTTACGTCAGCGATATCCGCCTTAGTTATCTCTTCCAGAGGTATATTGCCGATATGCTTTAGGACATCACGATCAAGGATATCTTGATCGCGCTGCCATGATTTCTTGTGGGGTTTTGCGTGCAGCTCGATGTAATCGTCGGCGAGCTGGGCGAAGGTCTTACGAGCTGCCTTCGCGAGGGCATCTGCTTCCGCTGATTCTGCTTTTCGCTTCCTCTCTTTAGCTGGGTCTTTACCGTCATCTAAATCCCGCAGCCACTTGCCCGCCTTTATTCTTGCTTGCTTTAATGTGAGCTGTTCTTTCCCTTTCCCGTAGTCACCGATTTTAGGTTTCTTAATCACGCCGGCGAAACGGTACTTTAGGAGAAACGACTTGCGACCGCTTTTATAATGACGCAGCAACAAGCCCGTCACCTTATCGTCCCAAAGGTAACCGTTTACCGGCAAGCTCTTTATGCTACTATCGTCCATATCGAATTCTAGGTACCAAATAGGTACCACTTTTCTTTTATTTCAAAGTATCTACAGCTATGTCAGTATGCCACACCTAACCCAGGCCGCAAAGAAAAATACGCATTAATGCATTGTTTTAACTGGTGTATTATAACCGTAGATAATTTTAGATAACGCAGGATAATTACCTCAACCGTCGGAGCAGTTTTCTGTTAACCACCCTGTCGCAGGTTCGAGTCCTGCCCGCGGAGCCAATATAAACAAGGGCTTAGAGGTAATTTAGAAATCGCCTCTAAGCCCTTTTTCATTGCTAGGTACCAAATAGGTACCAGACTCAAACTACTTTAGACGTCCGCTCCAGCCATTCCTTGGCGCTTTCGCCTGGCAATCGATCCTCAAGATATCGCTTCCGGAGCGTTCTTATTGCCAGGGCATAGGACGCAATCGCGTCCTGCGCCCAGTCGTAATCGTCACTCATCGAGACGCGACCATACCTCATACTGACACCGGCTGGCGTTTGGACTCTCCCAGATCGATATCGCCAGGGCTCTATCCGGAGATCCGCCTTTGCCCAGGTAGTCTTCTCTATAATTGAGATTAATGAACCGCGCCGGCCGGTGCCGGTGGAATTGCTCCCAACCGACCTTGCAGGCCCATAGACGCTCTGGGCACACAAGGACCATACGCTCAACGCCGATCGCGAACGCGTGATCGATAAACGGGCGGATCTTTTTAAAGGGAGGGTTGGTCATAAGATGCGGGCATGGTGCTTCTTTAAAATCGAAGAAATCCTGGCCCTGAGAAATGTCCGTCGCAATGACTTTAAATAATCTCGCCTGGAGGGCCTCGACCAGACGGCCGTCGCCCGCACACGGCTCCCATACATAAGGAGCCGACCAATCGGAATAATTAGCTAAAAGCCTAACTATTGAATGAGGTGTTGGATAGAAGTCATTCTCATTTCTCATCTTTTGCCGCTCGGATTCGCCGTCGCAGATCACCATAATCGATGACCATACGCTTCATGACAGAACACCCACGCACGACGACCTTGTCCCGTGGACATGGACCGGGCAGCGAAGCCATCTCCGCGGCCGCGGCAGATTGCACGGCGGTGGCATACTCTTCTAGCGGCGGGGTCACGATAACAGGCTCGCCCTTCTCGGCACCCCGATAATCCCAGTAGGCTCCAACAGCCGAGGCCCCCGCCCCGACGACGCTAGAAGCGACCGTCACGCATCCGGTCGGTACTAGAAGAATCAGAGCTATCACGAATATTTGCC